CGCCTTTTCTCTGTGGGTAGAGAAAAGGCTCCTTCATAAGAGTCTATAGACTAGACTACTTACAAAATCGAGAAAATGTATTGACAAAAGGCCAAAAATGCATTATGGGGTAGGGATGAGATACAGAAAGTCAGATGGAATGCCGGTGGGAAGTTTAAACAGGAGACCCAGGAATGAGGCCGAGGCTGCTTGCTACGATGCCCTCTTGAAGCTGGGGTGGGCGACTGTCACCAAAAGGGGGTGGCCTGATTTTATATGCCTCACCCCTGATGGCCGGGGGATATGTGTTGAGGTAAAACGGAAGGCTGGATTCAAACCCAAACAGTCACAGAAGCTTGTCTTAGAATTCCTCGCCAGACACGGGATTACCTGTTATCTTTGGACTCCGACCGGGATCGAGAAGATCTGACTACAGGTGACAACTTTTGGTCACCTTGAGGTCGACGAGGAAGCGAAGGACTTGGCAGGATTTCTCGAGTTTGCCCGGGTGGAGGAGTTTACGGAGGAAGGGGACCCGGCAGGGGTAGGGCCGGGCCTGGTAGATCTCGCAGATGTTGGGGGGAGAGAAGCGGGGGCAGGCCATGAAGGCGCAGCAGGCGCCGCAGCGGCTACACTTCCAGAGACGTAAGCGCATGGATGGCCTCCTTGAGGGTACCGTCTTTGAGGTGGCCGGAGTGGATGAGGAGAGTGGCAGGGTGCCCAGGGAGGATGATGAGCTCGTCGTTGAAGGAGCTGAAGTATTCGATGGTCTTCTTGAGCTCGATTTCGGTGATGATGCCAGAGGTAATGTCATCTTCGGTGAGCTGGTCGTAATGCCGGCCGCAGAGGCCCCTGGGGAGAAAGCGTGAGATAAGGGACGCCAGGGGGAAAAGGAGGATCTCTCGGCGGGTCAAGCCCATCTGTACCTGCCTTTCATCCCCTTAACTCTCTCCAGGCCGTCTTCTTTCTTGACCATCCGGCCGAGGGCGACAGGGATCTGCTTTCTCTTTTCTGCGTCCATGCAGCCGATGATCATGGCGATGTCGGTGGAAGAGAAGCTCTTGCCCGTGCCGCGGAATCCCTTGGCCGTCTTCCTCACGGCCCCGGCAAAGGTCAGGGTGACATCCTTCATCGCCTTCGCGATGAGTTCGCGCATCCGGTGATGGGTCTCGGCCAGATCCTTCTCCAGGGCCTGAAACTCGACCAAAATCCAGTACGGAAGAGAATTGTTTTCACTCATGCCCCAGAGGGTAACAAAAAAAACATAACATTGTCAATAGATTTTTCTTGACAAACTCACCCCCTTTTGTTACTGTCTGGAACAGGAGGTAAAAATGGAAATCACCCCCGATATCCTTGCCTACGTCATCTTCCGCGTCCAGTCGTCCTTTCTCCTCGACCTCGCCGCCCAGTACGAGACCCAGGCGTCTTTCATGCGCCAGGCCCTCCGCGAGCTCCCGCTCTCCAAGGAGGATATGAAAGAGATCGAGAGAATCTTCGTCGCCACCCAGGAGCAGTGGTCCCCGTCCTGGTGGTCAACCTGGCGCCAGGACCTTCAGAAGAGAATAGCCCTGGACGAGGCCGGCCTGGAGAAGCTCCGCCGCGACCTCGCGCTCGTCCACGGCCGTATCGCTCAAAAAATCCCGAATAGGCGAAGAAAGTAATGCATGCCCTGGATATTAAAAAGGCGGCGAAAAAAAAGACCGAAGAAATTCTCTCCGGACAACCCGTCGTCTATGACCCCGATATCGCCTATTACGACGTCTGCTGCAGCTGCGGCGTCACTCACCTCGCGATCTATAAAATCAAAAATGGGAAAGTCGAGCTCACCGTCTATCCCGACGAGTGGCGGTCGAAAAAAAGGAGAAAAAAATGAGAGATAAAATCGCCCTCGGCTACGGCATCCCGGCAGTCTTCTGCACCAACCCCGATTACGGCATGCTCCTGGCCTTCCCCGACGGCCAGATCGACCTTCGCCGGAAGACTCTCTTCAATCTCGCTCGCCGGCGGATGAATTTCGGCTGCTCGATCTTCCGGGTCCTCCGCCATGCCCCGTGGAAAAACCCGGTCCGCTTCGATATCGACGACCCCCGCTACTGGCCGCTCTTCTTCGAGTTCTGCGATATCCTCCACCAGCCCTACCAGAAGGCCGGCGCCGGCCAAGGGGCCGACGTCTGGCTCGAGCCCTTCGACGGCTGCGGTGCCCAGTACGCGTCCGATCAGACGACCCTCGACAAGGAGTGGATTTTCTCGGACGAGGGGCGGGTGCGGAGAACTCTTGGGAATATCCTCTCCATGACCTCCAGCCGCCCCTTCATCAAAGTCGGCTGCGGAAATGAGATCGGCGGCACCCTCAAACAATGCCTCTGCTTCCACGAGATCGTTTTCGAGGAATTCAAATACTTCCAACGGGTGCCCTTCTCCTTCGGCGCCACCTATTCGACAACCGACGATAACCTCGAGCATGTCAAGAAAATGGCCGGGGAGAAACGGTTCTGGGGCGATACCTCCAACAAGTGGATCTTCCGGGAGGTCCATAAGGTCCGGGACCGGGACAGCCAACACCTCATCGAGGTCGTCGAACAGTGGGGCAACCGCCCCATCCGCTTCGCCCTCCAGGCCGACGGCGTGAAGCCCAGGCCGAATATGAAGGAGTGGATGTCGGTCCTGGAATATCTTTTCGAGAAAATCAGGACCAAGAATCTCCGAATTCCGCGCCCGGCCGACACCCCTCTCAAAATCATTATGGAGCTCTTCGGAGAAGTTGGGGAGATCCCGGACCCCAATGTCGTCCTGGCCATGGTGTCGGAAGTGTATAAGGGGAAGTTCGGCTCATATCCTGTGAACCACGGTAAATACCCCGACGATTGGAAAGAGCCAGTCCCGCCCGAGCCCCCCGACGTCGAGATCGTCCTCGTCGAGATCTGCAAAAAGAGCCGCCTCCTTCCCAATGCCTACTGCCCGGATAAGGAAGTCGTGGAATGGGTCAAGGGAATGGAGCCCACCTTGAGCTGCAACGTCCATCACCCGCCCAAACCCTGCGGCTATTTCCTCAAGCGCCTCAACATCTGGCACTGGCTCCGCTGCGTCCTCTTTGGTAAACACTGATGCTCGAACTCGACGGAGACAAAATAAAAGACCCGGCGAAAAGGGAATCCATCCGGCAGCTGATCGAATTCGCTTATTTCCTTTTGGATCGACCGGGATCAGGCATCAAATCTTTTTCCGGAGAAACTACGAAACACTTTATTTTCCTGGCATGCATGCCCGTAGCCTTTGTCCTTCTCTCTAAATCTCATCTCGAAGCAAGCTATCAAGAGATCTTTGAGTCAGCGGCCGCGAACGCGGAGAGACTGAATAGCTTTTTCATCGAAATCCTGATCGATAGAGTCACCGAAGGGATGCCGAAAAATTGAAGCGCCAATACTGCTGTTCGGATCTCGAGCTCGCCCACGCCGTGAAGCTCGCCCGGCCACATAAGGGAGGCTGGAGATTCTATTCCAAGGTCGGAGACAGGGGTTCTTTCCGCCGGCACGGCGCTCCCTGCCCCTTCTGCGGGAAACCTCTTCCCGGACCGGTGAGGAAAAATGAAACATGAAATAATGTTCGTCATTCCCTATGAGGTCATCTCGCTCAATCGCTGGCAGAGGCTGCATTATCGGGCTCGCAAACGCCATATGCAGGATATCGATAAATCCATCACGGTTGGGATTCTCGACCCGGCACTCTGTCCCGTCGAGTGGGATTTTTTCCGGGACGCGATCCCGCTTAAAAAATGCCGGGTGACGATTGAGGTTCGCCGCCGTCGGTTCCTTGATCCAGACAATATCTGCGTCAAGGCGCTTATCGATCGCATGAAGAAGCTGGGTTGGTTCGTCGATGATTCGAAGAAGTACATCACGCTCTATGTCCATGAGAAGAAAAAGGGGAAAAACGAGATCCCTCATGTCACCGTCTTTATCGAGTGGAACGATGCGAGAAATCCTCGAAAGACTCCTTGAGGCGTTCCTTTTCGTCTATATCGCCATCGTCCTTCTCGTCCTGGCCGTCATCATTTTGCCGTTCATGGCCATCGCAGCTATTATCGAATTAGAAAATAAAACTTGACAACCGGGGACTAAGCTTTTATTTTAAGACCGAGGAGGTCAGGAGATGACCACACCCGGTTGCCGCCGATCTGGACGTAAACATACGCCCATCACCTCCCGCGCTCAATTCGGAAAATTCGGAGCTGAGTACGCCAGGCGTAAAGCCGGCAAGAAATCCCGCATGAAGGGGATCACCACCGCCGAACTCCGAAGCCACCTTGGTGAGGCCAAGGGGAAAAAGCTCCCGGCGAGGAGCTCCGGCTGGCGCGGCCGGCATTACTGAATCTTCTGCCATGGTTATCCTCACGTCGTTCGATGAGTCAGCAGGGCGAGAGCTTTTCAAAGAGGAGCGCAGGAAGAGATGGCAGAGAAAGAAATCCCGGAAGAAGCCGAAGAAACTCCAGTCCCAACGTCCGAAGAGCTGAGCAAGGATCCCGAAGGCTTTTTCGGGGGCATGCCGATCGATCTCGATCGGGATGCCGAAGGCGGTATTCTCCGGGATGTCCTCGCCCGTCATATCAAAGAAAATCTTGACCTCGAAATAGAGAACCAGAAAGCCAGGATAGACAAACTCTCCACCTGGGAAGATCAGTATTCGGCGGTCTACGAGGATACCGATTTCCCCTTCGAGGGCGCCGCCGCGCTTTCCCCGCCCATCACCATGTCTTCGATCGACGCGGTGGCCGTCCGCGTCTTCGATGCCCTTTGGGGAAAACGCCTTCTCTGGATCGTCCGGGCCAAGCAGGAAGGTCTCGAGGAAATCGCCGAGAATCTTGAGCGGCATCTCAATTGGTACCAGAAACATATCCTCAAGCTCAGGACCAGGTCTTTCGGGCCCATCATGCAGGGGCTCAAGACCGGAACCGGAGCCTCTAAGCTCGTCTACGAACGGAAAGCCCGTACAGTCTACCGCTACGCCACCGAGGACGAGGAGAACGATGAGAATATCCATAAATATCCGATCTATGGGACCAGCCAAAGGGGCGTGAAAATCGTCGAGGAGCTTTTCAACGGACCGAATTATTATCCCGTGGCCCGTGAGGACCTAGTCGTTTCGTCCGATGCCACGGATATCGAAGACGCCTATCTTGTCGCATTCCGCTTTAATCTGCGAAAACCGCAGCTCGAGGCCAGGGCCAGGGAGAGGGGCAAAGGGAAGAATAAGAAACCTCCGGTTTACTATCCGGAGGCCGTGGAAAAAGTGATTGCGGGAGAGGGGGCAGGAGCGGATGAGACGAAGAAGCGCCGGGCGCAAAGCCAAAAAATGGAGCTTGAGAAGACAAAGGCGGCCAAGCCCTACGAGCTCTATGACGTTTATATCCGCTACGATGTCGATGGAGACGGAGAAGAAGATGACATCGTTGTCACGTTCCATCGAGAGACGTCCCAAATCCTCTCGGCCATCTACCATCCGTTTTTCTCCGGCTTCCGGCCGATCTGTAAAGTCACCCCTATCCCCGTGGAGTTCCGCTTCGACGGCCGCGGGATGTGCGAGATCCTGGAATCCATCCAGGATGAGATCGATTACTTTCATTGCCAAAGGATTAACCGCCTCATCGAAATAAATGCGCCGATGGTGATCATCCGTGCCGGCGCTTTTCCGGATGACAGCTTCGAGCTCGCGCCCGGGAATACCGTGGTCAGCGATATCGCGATCGCCGACGCCATCAAGTTTCTTCCTTTCCCGGATATCTATCCTTCGACTGAGCGCGAGGAAGATAGGCTCGTCGCCCTCGGTGAAAAAGTCATCGGCATCACCCCAGGCGTCATGGGCATGTCCACGGCCGAGCGGCCGGTCTTCAAGGAAACCGTCGCCCTCCTCCAGGAAGCTAACCGCAAATTCGCCAACATCATCGAGAATGTTCGGCTTCATTTTATCGAGGTCGCTTACAAGATGCTCGAGATGTTCGCCCAGTACCAGCCGACGCTCACCTACCGGGATCGCTCGACCGGGAAGATCGTCGAGCAGACGGTCAACTTCCCGATCGATCTCATCCGCCAGGGATTTGATATCGATCTCGAGGCTTCTTCTGAGACCGTCAACCGCGAAGTCCGCCGGGAGATAAACCTCGCTGTCTATAACCTCATGTCCGATTACATGACCAAGGTCGCCGGCATGGCCAACCTCCTGGTCCAGCCGGAAGTGCCTAAGGCCATGAAGGATGTCATTATGGAAGCCAACCGGATCTCCGTCGAGGTCCTGCGAGGGATCCTCCGGGATTACGAGAAGTCGGACGCGGAGTCCCTGGTCCTGGATCTCGCCAAGATCGACTCCATCATCGAATCCTTGAACGCTCCGCCGCCCCAGCCCCCTCCGGCGAATGCCCCGCCTAATCCTCAAGGCCAAGGTGGGGGCCCTCCGGGTGGGCCGGGTGGAGGCCAGCCGCCGATGCCGCCTAATCCACAGAGGCCGCCCGGAGGTCAGGGAATGCCCAATGAATGACTCCCAGCGCCTGGCCGAGGACAAAGATAAGATCGAGGTGACTCTCTATTGGCAGAAGTTCGTCCGCAAGCTGAATGAGATGAGGGAGAAAAAGAGGGATTACATATCAACTCAAACGATTACTCTCGCGAATATCGGAAAGGTCTCTCAGGAACAGGGCCGTATCTCTGCTTATCGCGAGGTACTTGACATTTGGGATGGAGTTCTGAAAGAATCTATGGTAAAGGAGAGGAAATGAAAGACGAAGAGCTCGGCTCGGAAGAGCTCGCTGGAGATCGGGAACTACCTCCGGATGAGCTTTCCGAAGAGACGCCTCCCGACACCGAATCGGAGGAGGAGACTCCTCCCGACAAGGCTGAGTCGGCCGAGGATCTGCGAACCCAGTTAAAAGCCATGCAGAATGGGATGAGGGAATTTCAGACCTCGATGCAGGCCCAGCTTTCCCAAGCCCAGAATGACGCGGCTTATTACCGTGGTCTCGCAGCCAGGAACAAAGGAGAAGATTCCGAGGAGCCTCCGGAACCGGAGATCGACGAAAAGGAATACTACGCTAGTCCGGTCGAGACTGCTCGGAAAATCGCTCGGGACGAGTTTCGAAAGGAATTCGACAGAGTGAGACAGCAGGGAGTTGCAGTGCGGGTGAACGAGCTCAGGAAATCCTATGAGCGCGGCCGCGACCGGGCCATCAAACTGTACCCGAAACTCTTCCAGGGGATCGAACGCGCTTCTGAAGACATGGTCTTCGAGGCCATTCGGACGAATCGTATCGGTGATCCCCGGGATGTCGAATCGGAGCAGGTGTGGCTTACGGCGGCGGAAGCTATCCGTAGGCAGCAAGGCGAACTCGATTTCTCGAAGTATTACCGCTCCCGTCCGCCGTCTCCTCAATCCGAACCTTTCTCGGAGACTCCCTCAGGAGCGCGGCAAGGACAGAGGGGTTCCGAAGTCGTCTTTGATGACGAGGCAGAGGAATTCCTTAGGGCAATGAATAAGGGCGAAGAAAAGCCCATGACAAGACAGGAGATTGCCGAGGCCATGAAAAAGCGGACGGTTCCGGTGCGGAGGTACAGATGAAAAGATTCCTTCGTCATATCGTGAGTAGAATCCTGTACATCGCTCCGGGATTTTCCGAGTTGGATACGGAAAAATCCAAGCCTGCGGAGGGAGTCTTTGTTTGGAAGAAAAAGCGCGTTATAAGCTACCGGGACGATATGATTCGTCCTGAGCATAAGCTGAAATTCCAGCGCAATGCGCCGCTCAATATCTCGTCTCTGCTCGCATCCGGTTGGGAGTTTGTCACTCTCGCGGACCCCTATGTCCCGGAGGGCGCGATTCTCAACGCGGAGAAGCATTGGACGTTCATGGATGCCATTCTCATGAAATGCCGGCTTGAGGATTATCTTGATTCTCGGGAGGAAGCCCTTCAGAGAAGTGAGACTGCCGGCAAGGCGCGAAAAGATAAGTTCGCTGCCGAGGCTAGAAAAGAAGGGGCTGTCGCTTTGAGCGATGATGAAATGGGTGAGGTGGCGGACAGGGAACGGAAGATGCGGGAGCGGCAGGCGGAAGAAAAACAAAGACGACTCGCCGGGAGGTAGGCTTCGGTAGTCTCCTAATATAGGAGGCTACTTTGGCGGGAAAGAAATTCAGACTGTGGTCCGGGCCCCCGCACTTGAAGAAGTTCAAGGAGGGCGCGACCCAGACATTCAAGGAAGGCGATCCGGTCAAGCTCAGTTCGGGCCTGATCGTTATTGCCACCGACGGAGCGGATATCATCGGCATCGCGGCCAAGAAGGCCAGCGGGACGACCAACGCCGACGCGTTCGTTTACGTCGTCACTCCGGAACAGGTGTGGTCGGCCTATACCTCTGGGACGCCGGCGACCGCGACCCACGTCGGGAATGGTTACGACCTGGCCAGCTTCACGGCCGGCAACAACACGGTCGTCTCCCTTTCGACCACAACCAGCAAAGAGGTCATCATCCAGGCGCTTGATCCCCGGGATACCCCGGCTTCCGGAACCAGAGTCTTGGTCCGGTTCAACTACGCTTCCTGCGATGGGATTGGAGGATAAGCCATGAGCATTTTGAGAGTCGGATTCGACGAAAGCACAAACAAAGAGCTCTTCAAGACCGTCATCTGGAAGCTCTTCGACAACACCCAGCGGGAAGCCCTGGTCGAGTGGAAAGAGATCTTCAAAGATCTCAAGACCGACGACGAGTACGAAAGAGGCTACCGGATGTCCGGTTTGTCCGTGGGCGGGGAAGTCCCTGAAGGGGAACCGATCCCTTATGCCTCGCCGTATTACGGCGGGACCAAGGACTGGACCCAGAAGGCCTATGGCCAGGGGTTCCGCTTCACCCATCGGATGAACAAGTTCAACAAGTACAACCTCGTGCAGAGAATGACGAAGAGCCTCAAGGTCACCCAGCTCGAGCTCAAGGACATCATCCTGGCCCGGATCTGGAACGATCCCACGGCCGCGACCTACACGACCCTCGTCGGGTATGACACCCTGGCCCTGGCCAGCGCGGCCCACACCATCCTCGCGAGTTCCACGACCTACGACAACTACGGGGACGCGGGACTCAGCCAGGCTGCCCTGGAGTCGGCGCTCAACTATTTCGAGACCATCATCGACGACGACGGCCGGATCACCCCGATGCGGCCGACTAGGCTCCTCTACCACCCCAACCTTCGCGCCGATGTTGTCGAGCTCCTGAAGTCGGAAGGGAAGCCGGGCGAAATGTCCAATACCACCAACGCCTTCAAGGAGTGGGATCTCAAACCGTTCATGTACCATCGCTACACTTCCGCCGGCAGTTGGGCCATTATCGCCAAGGGCGATCCGAACTACGACATCAACTGCTGGACCTCCGCAGAGCCCGACATCGATGTCCACACGGCCTACGACGAGACCCGTGACACCGTGGTCAACTCGCTCCAGTACTTCGAAGGAGGCTTCGGAGATCCCAGG